CGGCCGGGCTTTCGGCTCCCGCGACCTGGCTCGCCTTTCTGCCGGAGCTGACCCCCTTGCCGCCATCGGCAACAAGGTGGCTGCTTATGTCGCCAACCAACAGCAGAAAGATCTGCTGGCTTCGCTTAAGGGCGCTTTTGCCGGCGGTCTGAGCAACTTGGTTGTGAGCACTGAGGACGCCTACCCCACCCCGGAGATGGTGGCTGACGCCCGCGCCAAGCTGGGCGATCAAGGCGAGAAGCTGAGTGTCATTGCGATGCACAGCGGCGCCTACTATCAGCTGGTTCAGCGCAAGGCGATTGACTATGTCAGCGCCGGCGATCTGGGTATGACTGCGGACAGCACCCCTGCCTTTGGCGGTGGTTCCTTCCAAGGTGCCTTTGGCGACGTGCGCTGCCCGACTCTGATGAACTGCCGCGTGGTGGTTTCGGATGATCTCGGCGCGAACGACGTGTACTTCTTCACCCCCGGCGCCATCGCCAGCGGTGAGCAAGCTGCACTGCAGTCGGAGGTTGATCGCGACATTCTCGCGAAGGCGTCCTACGTGTCGTTCGACTGGCATGTGGTGTATCACCCAATCGGTTGCCGTTACACCGGCACCGGTAGCAACCCCAACCGCACCACCCTTGAGACTGGTGCCAACTGGGAGCAGGTGTTCGATGACAAGAACATCGGGCTTGTCAAGGGTGTGCTGAGCGCCTGATGGGACTTACAGGTTTCAACCTGGCCCGTCGCGCTGCTGAGGAGGCTGCCCCTGTGGTGGCCTCCATTTCAGCGCCTGTCGCGCCCGCCCCGGCCCCTGCGCCCCCACCGCGCAAACGCCGCGCCCCGAAAGCAGCGTCTACTGCGCCTGCTCCTGCCGCTTTATCCAATCTTTCAACTCCCGCACATACAGACGCAGCGTCGCCGCCTGCTGCATGTGCCACCAGTCTCCCGAGCGCAGAAACAGCGCAGTGTGAGCGTCTATTGCCTTAAGGATCTGTGCAATGGGCGCATTGAACGGTTCGCGCACGGGCGTGTTGAACTCACGCTTTGCGGGTTCCGGCGGCACAGCTCCCCGCTGCGTATAGCCGAAGTTGCCAACGCGGAAACTTAGGCAAAAGCCGACCGTCAAATGGCCGCCGTAATCATCGCCACCCCCGGCGCGTCTGATGCCAACAGCTACATCACGCTGGCGGAAGCGCAGGCGTATGCCGACGGCGACATCGACGCGGTGGAGTGGTATGCGGCTAGTAATGACCAGAAGACCCGCGCCCTGCTGACAGCCACCCGCAATCTGGACTTAGTGGGTTTTGTAGGTGAGCGTGCCACCAGCACCCAGGCGTTGGCCTGGCCCCGCAAGAACTTCACCACTACGGAAAAGACCTACGCCGAGGGCGAGATCCCCGCGGAGATCAAGAGTGCCACGTGGCAACTGGCAAACTCACTGGTGCGGGACATGGTGATTGCGGGCCAAACCGCGGGCAGCGCCTCGCTGATCCCCGGCATCCCGAACAGCGGTTTGAAGCGAGTGAAGCTGGACGTGATGGAAGTGGAGTGGAAGCAGGACGTACCCACCAAGATCACGCCCCTCCAGGCAGTGCCACAACTGCAGAAGCTGCTGCAGGAGCTACTGCTGAACACGCCCGGCCAGACGATCGCGATTGTGCGCAGCTGACCCTACCGATCTAGGTAGGTAGCATGGGGCATGGCAAACTGCCGCCTCCCCCGCACCGGCTACTTCGCCACGCCGCTCACCGGCGACGAGCGGCGGCGCATTGCGTCGATGTATCGCGAGCATCAGGGGTTACTGCGGATGATGGGGCGCAAGCTGTTGCGCAAGTACCCCTACGTCAACACCGACGACATCTTTAGCGCGATCGACACGGCGTTTATCAAGACGTGCCGCGCCTGGGAGCCGAACAAGGGTACGTTCAGCACGTTGTTAACGGTGTTTTGCGAGGGGGAGATCCTGCACTGGATCCGGGACAACAACTGGCTGGTTCGCGCTCCCGGCAGTGTGCGCCGGATCGGCCAGCTCGCTCGCCGCATGTTGGACAAGGGTGCCACCACCGGTGATGTGCTGAGCGAATTGGGGATCAGCGACGAACAGCTAAAGCTGGCGTTGATCGCGACGCAACCAACGGACCACGACATCCGCGGCTTTGACCTCCACGTGTGTCCGCGCCCGACGCCATGGGAGCACGTGATGGAATGTGAGTGAGTGGGCAACCTAGCGTCAAACAGCACACGGACTAATGGCTACCGGCGCGTTTTTTGCGGCTCTGGGCTACAAACTTTTTGTGAAGCTGGGCACCTCGTCCAGCCCCATCCCCACCACCAGCACGGGCATGACTCGTGTGTTTTCGCTCGATAACACTGGGATCCAAGCTCAGTCAGACACGACCGACGTTATCGATTACGACTCGGAGCAGGGTTTCAAGGCTTCGCTGATCACCGGTCAGTCGTACACTATACCTTGCTCCATGAATCTAAGCGTTACCGATGCGGGATATAAGCTCTTAAAAAGTGCTGCCCGAGATGCTGCCACCGGAGTTCTGGTGCAGTGGTATCGCGAGACCCCGGTTACCGACGGTTCAACCAACACACCCGAAAAGCATTCGGGTTTGGCGCAGGTGGGTTCCTTCTCGGAGGACATCCAAGCCGGCAACATAGCCAAGGTGAGCTTTGACCTGATCGGCTTCGGCTCCTACTACTGGGCTGCCCAAGCCGCTGCCACCTAACCGTCTACCTCCGTGAGCTGATTGCCCCGCCGAGCGCGGGGCTTTTTACTGGTTTTTTGCCAACCGCCGCCACTCCTCCGCGAAGAATTTAGCCGGGGGCGTAGATTGGAGAACGGGGGTGATCCAATCACGCCCCGGTGCGATGTACGCATTGCGCAGGGTGCCGACGAGAAACCCACCTTCCAGCACCGCCTTGGAGTACGGCGCATTCCAACGAATGGTGAGGACATTGCCCGCCACCACCGGTGCGGACTGCGACTGCATGAGAGTTCCGGTGTCAACAATGTCGCGCTTGCCTTTGGGCACGAACTTGCCGGAGTACAGGCCGACTTGACGCAGGGTTGGTGTGGGCCAGTCATACTCTTTCGTTTTAATCGACTCCTGCAGCTGCGGCGCAATACGTTCGCCGTAGGCCAGCAGCGCAAACCCCACCTTTTCCAACAGCGCATCCCCACCCCAGCTCTGCAGCTTGGCTTTAGCGCGAATGGCCACGACTACCCCTGCGCCATGAGGGCGATCTTGGTGCCCAGCGTCTCACTAAGCCGCTCGCCAAGCACGCCCTTATCGCCGTAGCCCATGCGCCCGCGCAGCACCTCAAACGGCACCGGCAGGGCAGTGCCAAACGTCAACGTACCGGTGGAGCCGACCCCGATGCGTGCATCGAGCTGAGTCGGATCAACGACGTACCCCTCGTAGATAGTGACATCCGCATCGACACCGGGGTAGACGGTGGGATCCACCGCGGTGGCCTTAAGGAACAGTTTGTACTCCATGGTTTCCTGCACCGGCAGCACGTTGCCGGTTTCAGGATCAGTGGTGACGCCTTGCCCAGCCACGACGAACTTTGCGGTGGCGTTGACGAGCGAGAAGAGGGCTGAAGTCATACCCAAGATTGCCCGGCAACCTAGTCCACAGGAGGCGTTTCAACTGTGGCCGAGCAGCTTGGCGTAGCCGAACTAAAGCTCACAGTCGACGACTCCGAGCTTCGCGCAAAAATCAACAACGCGAAGCAGTTGATTGAGGGGCTGAGCGCCAGCAGCTCCACGCGCCGTTCCAGCAGCAGCAACAGCAGCAGCGCCAGCGGCCCCAGCTCCTCGATCGGCGACGCGGACAAGCTGCTCGACCTTGCCAAGAAGCTGAATCTCAACACCAGTTGGGGTTTGGCGTTGCGTGCGTTGCAGGAGATTGACGCAGACCTGCGATTGATCGGCGCCGGGGATCGTGTTAACGTCGCGAGCAGCTGGACCGTAGCGCTTCAACAGCTGCAGGAGGTGGATGCCGACCTGCGATTGGTGGGTGCCGGCGAGCGTCTCAACCTCAACACCAGTTGGGCGACCGCGCTGCAACAACTGCAGGAGATTGATAGTGACCTACGTTTAATCAGCGCCGGCGAGAAACAAGACCTGCGTTCCAGCTGGACGGCTGCCCTACAACAACTGCAGGAAATTGATCAGGACTTGCGCCTGATCGGTGCGGGCGAGCGGCTGAACATCAGCACCAACTGGGGCACGGCGCTGCAGGTATTGCAAGAGGTGGACTCGGACCTGCGCCTGATCAGCGGCGGGCGCCAGCTCAACCTGGCCACCAGCTGGAACCGTGCTCTGCAGTTTATGGAGGAAACGCTGCTGGACCTAGAGGCATCCCGCGGAGGCCCCAGCTCCCCTGTCACCGGCCGCCTAAGCAACGGCGACGCAATTCCGGGCTCCCCGGCTGCGGGTCAAGATGCTTTCGCCGGGGCCAGGTCACAGCTTGAGGAAGACCTGCAACAGCAGATCGCCCGGCGCACCAACGTGACCGCGGAGATCACCGCCGCTCAGGAAAAGCAAATACAAAAAGCCAAGGAGGAAGTTGCGGCGGCCGAGAAGAGCATTGCGGCGAAAAAACAACTTGCTGCCGAGGAGCAGAAAGCTGCCAAAAACGCTCGTAAAGAACTCGGCAAGCGCTTAAAGGATTCCGCCGGCAACGCAATTATTGGCGGAGCATTCCCTGCTTTATTTGGTCAGGGAGTAGGCGCTAGTGCTGGCGGGTTGATTGGTGGTGGTCTGGGAGGCCTGCTGGGCGGCAATTTTGGATTCGGTTTAAGCCTCGTCGGAACTGCTCTCGGTCAGCGCTTTGACGACATCAATAAGGCGCTAGAGAACCCAATCGAAAACTTTGATAA